GAAGCTTAAATTCAACGCTATGGAATTAAACTTTTTGAAGCGAAGTTCCCGAGCAAAACTACCACTATGAACGACGAGCAGGAAGACTTTTGGGTAGACTGGTCTATGCACATAGGCGAGGTCAAGATGTTTCATGATCACCTATCATATGCTATTGAGACATGGCCAGGTTCTCCAAGACGACCTGTTGAAGAACAAGAGTTCCTCAAATTTATGAGGTCAAAGACATTTGCGATGCTCATGGAGTATCAAATGGAAAGACCCTCATACGAAAATGACGATTGATTTCAAAAAATGTCGGAAAAAATTTCCGGCAAAAATTTGACCACATTACTTTTTCATGATGCCCATTGAGTGCTATAAGACCTACCTTGCGATGAAGCAACACTTCACCAAGGATAGTTACGACTACCTGAAATATTGTGGTAGAATCAAGGCATCTCCTGCTGCCTTCAATAAAAGAAAGGATAGGTATTTCTTTGAAAGAATGTCCAGGCAGAAGAATGATAAAGAGATTGAGCAGTTCTTTGTTGCGAACTTCGCTAGTTGTGATGATCCTCAACGTCTTTACATGGCAGACATTGTAAAGAATGGGGAGAAAACATTTACAGCATGGCAGAAAAGAAATCAATCCCTTACATACATCTTCAAGAATGAAATTGAAGATTTATTTGGTGATGAAAACTTTGATGAGATGTTTCATATTGATGGCAATCGTCACCCAAAAATTTTGAAAGAATTCCTAAGAGGAAATGTTTCAATTGAAACGTTAATCATTCTAGAAAAAATACTTGGATACAAATCTAGGTTCGATAAGAAACTTGCAGACCCTGTGTGGGAACTGATATCATATCGTATTAACAAGTATGCACCCTTTCTAAATATTGACGTATTTCGCTATAAAAAAATTTTAAAGGAGACAATCCTATGAGTTTCTTCGACTCCGAAGTAGTTCGAGCAGAGATGACAGAGATCCAAGAACTTCAAGAAGAAGTTTATACAAGGGTCTTTGAGTTCCCTTCCATGTCGAAGGAGGACAAGATTGATCATGTTCAAATGCTGGAACGTTTGTTGGAGAAACAACGTGTGCTCTACACACGACTGTCACTCTCCGATGATCCTGAGGCAAAAATGATGAAGGAGAACATCGCCAAGTCCGCAAGGATGATGGGGATGCCTGAGAACATTGACATGAGTGTCGTCTTCGCCAACATGGAGAAGATGCTGAAAACCATGCGCCAACAGGTTGACAAGGACCCATTCTGAGTCCTATAATAACGAAGTACACACAAGCCAAACAACACAAGCCAAATCCAATGTCTTTTTCTGATCTTAAAAAACAGTCCCGTCTCGGTTCACTCACTTCCAAACTGGTTGCTGAGGTTGAAAAGACTGCCGTCAAGAGCGGTGGTGCAGACGAGCGACTGTGGAAACCATCCCTCGATAAGAGTGGCAATGGTTATGCCGTGATTCGTTTTCTTCCTGCTCCTGAGAGTGAGGATATTCCCTGGGCGAAAGTGTACAGCCACGCCTTCCAAGGTCCTGGTGGTTGGTACATCGAGAACTCTCTGACTACTATTGGTCAGAAAGATCCGGTGTCCGAGCACAATCGTGACCTGTGGAACAGTGGTAACGAAGCGGACAAGGATACTGTCCGCAAGCAGAAGCGTAAACTGTCCTATTACAGCAACATCTATGTTGTTAAGGACTCTACCAACCCCGAAAACGAAGGCAAAGTATTCCTGTTCAAATATGGCAAGAAAATCCACGACAAAATCCTCGCTGCCATGCAGCCAGAATTTGAAGATGAAAGTCCTATCAACCCCTTTGACTTCTGGCAAGGGGCAGACTTCAAACTCAAAATTCGCAAGGTGGATGGTTACTGGAATTATGACAAGTCAGAGTTTGATTCTCCTGCACCTCTCCTTGATGACGATGATGCGCTTGAAGCAATCTGGAAGCAAGAACACTCCCTAGTAGAGTTTACTGCTCCCACTAGTTTCAAGTCCTATGAGGATCTGGAACGTCGTCTGAATCAAGTCCTGCGCGTCAAGCAGCAGCGTCCTATGGTTCAAGACGAGTCGTTTGAGGACGAGTCAGAGGGTCGTGGTGGTTTTAACGACGCTGATATTACCCTGAGCAGTGCCAAGAAAGCATCTGCACCGGTTGAATCTAAGGATGAAGATGAGGATGATGCCCTGAGTTACTTCCAGAAACTCGCTGAGGCATGATCATTTGATCTTGATGTTATCTCCCTTCTTTAATCTGTCATTGACGTATTGAGAGGAGGGAGAGTACGTCATAATTCTCTCTAAATCATCCAATACAATACCCAAGAAGGCTGGTCTCAACACGTAGATCAGTCTTCTTTCATTTTGTAGACGTGTTTCAAATTGTTCGTTTGTAATACCATCAGTGATTTCTGATGCAATTACTTCTTTTCCTTGCACAGGATCTCTGTATGTAATAGAGAAGTCTTCGTCTACTTGAAGTCCTGCTGGAACAATCAGATTATCACCTTGATCTCTGACTTCTTCTGTCTCATAGTGATGAATCTCATTGGCACCAGCAATAGATCCATACTTATCAATCAAATGATTTTTAAAAGATTGGTTTGTCATAGGCCATTCTTCTCTCACGTTCATGATATTATTGACGTGCAAGATAACCCAGTCTAATTCTGGATCACCATAGAATTTTACTGCCACATTATCAGGTCTTTCATCACCAGTGATGGTGTATCGAGTAAACGCAGTAAAGTTCTGAAAGAGATCCTCTCTTACCTTTGCTCTTCTGAAAAGATTTTTTACTTCAATGTAGTCAGTGCTGGATACTTTTTCATCCAGTCGTGAGACGTAATTGAAGTCGGGTAGTTGACTGAAATAACCCATTAGAATCCCATGCCCTTAGCGCCTTCACCACTCTCATAATCCTTATCGTATATAGGTTCAATCTCCGAGAATGAAAACTGCAAGTTGTACGCCACTGGTGAACCATCTGCATAGGTAGCATAGGCACCATCAGGAGTGTAGTTCACACCAAAATTAGTCAATGCACATGGTTTGATACGATTTAAGAAGGGGTGATCTTGACTCTTATATTTGAAGTCAATGAAGAAAACGTTAGGTGTGTATAAGAACAGAGCACCACCTTTCAGTTTGGGTGCCATTGACTTCTTAAACATTCTAATAATCTTCTTACATTCTAATGCCTCTGCCTTATCTCTGGGAGTCATTATGTATTGGAATTGAAATGTTCTTAACGATGGTCCCTTGAATAGGAGTTCAAGATTACTATTCAGAACAGCACCTGTTGTTCTGGCGAGGATGTTACCACCACCAATAATTTGTTGCGTAATAGCATCTTTTGTAAGACCTTTTAATCCAGTTGCATTATCTTGTGCTGCGTCTGTGACTCTATCAACAGCATTGCCAAATTCATCTCCCAAAAATCCTTGAATAAGATCTGCACCTGCTGCTTGAAGTGCATTCAATTCAGAACTACTGAAATCAACTTGATTTGCATCAGAAACATTTCTTGGTATGGGTAGGATAACAGTTCCTACCGGATTAGATCTCTTAATTCTATCTGTTGGTCTACCACCTTCTCCCTTGATGATATTACCGAAAGATCCTTTACCTCCTGGAACATATTCAACAATGGTGAACAGGACATGATCATACTGACCATCAATCTGACCCGTGGGATAACGAGCCATTGATCCATCTAGATCTTGAACCTCTGGTGGTTTTGAATCTGTTTGTGTGTCTGTTTCATTTCCTTGTTCACCATTTCCATTGGGTGGTGTAGGAGTTTTATCTTGCTCTGGTGCTGCTGGTGTGGTCACACCTGGAATATCTAATTTATCTCCATACCCCATGTCTCTCAGATTTAATTTCTGAGTGGTATCTGCATTCTTATTGATGATTGCTTTGTTTTCGTTCTCAACTACACCCTTAACTTTTGCTTGCAGGTCTCTATTTAAAAATCTATTTCTACTTCCTGATAGTCCTAACAATTCTTTCTGTGCTGCGCTATCGCCACCAGAACTAACAAAGGTTCCACCACCCTGTGCAGACCCAGTGCCAATCAGACGACCCTTGGAATCTTTTACAGTATATGAACCATCTTGTAATTCTGTTTCAACAGTTACTTGCTTACCATTAATAGCAAGCTTGGAACTTTTCTTTGCCACAGTATCTTTTTTAGTTATTTATCCGCTTACACGGAGTTTCTTATATGGTATAGTGCGAAGAGTTGCGAACTCTTCTGCGTTTACCCTATACATTGGACCAATGATCTCTGGAAACGTATAGTTTCTTACCATGTTCCAGTGGTAATTGAACCCTTTGAATCCCCAACGTGTGATGTCAACAATCTCTACCAAAGGATGCTCATCATATAATAACTCTGGTGTCTTTGCCTGATAAATGAATGTATAGAATGCTCCCACACTATCAGGTGCATACTCAGTGTCACCTAAGGCTTCCATAATATCTGTCATCAAATCATCTGGACCTTTCATTAGTCCACCTTTGTCTAAAATCTTAGATAGTTCAGTTAGGCGGTTCATAAACCTAGTTCTTTTTCGGTGATGATTTTGAATTCATATCTACGATCATCACAGTATTCTTGTGCTGCCTTCCACTTCGCCTCATTGACAGCATAAGTTTTCATCTCACTCAGGTATTTTTTTGATTTCTTCTTTGGCGGTACAGTCTGTTTAAGCGGTTTAACCTCGATAATGTACCTCTTAATCCCTCCGTTCCTGGTTCGAGTTCGGACATAGAAGTCGGGAAAATAGCGATGAATCCTACGATCAACAGGACTGATGTACGGAATCGCAATCTCTTC